ACACCGTTGACGACATCTGCATCAAGATCACAGGCCGCGATTGGAGGCTCGCCAAGCAGAACCGGGCCACCGGCCACGACGCCACCGCCGTCATCGCCGTCGCACTCGCCATCGGCCTCGCAGGCCAGAAAGCGGACTGCCACGGCGACCTGTGGTACCTCACCCGGGCATCCCTCAGCGAAACGGTCATCGAGACAGCAGGACGCCTCACCGCTCATGCCTCAGCGAACCGGTCAATCACCGGCGACGCCGCCACGATCGAGGACCTTTACCGAGACGTCGTCGAGGCCTTCAGCGGCCCGCTCCGCTGCCCTACCGGTGACCACATCACCGCCACGTGCAAGCAGTACATGACCCACCGACAGGAGATCACCGCCAGGCTCGCCGGAGCAGGCATCGCCATCGGAGGCCTCACCATCGACGCCAACACCATCGCCCTGCACACCGGCGTCCCCCAGAGCGAATGGCTCCAGGTCGACGCCGACCTCCTGGTCACCCGCGACTACGGGAAGCTGATCACCGCCGACTATGTCGACGAGCACGGAACCCCACGGTGGTCGCGGATCACCTTCGCGGCGATGTCCGCGCTGCCCCTCGCGGACCGCACCCCATCCATCCCATGGGACGCGCTCCCCGCAACGACCTCCAGGCAGCGCCTGATCATGCGGCCTGACGGCAACGGTCACATCCACCTCGCACACGGGATGCCCGAAGCAACCAGCAGCGCCGCCGATCTCTACACGCACACCCCCGCAGAGCACACCGACTGACCACACACCCATCCCCCAACAGACGCCCCCAGGCCACGGCCCCGGGGGCGTCACATGTTTGCCCGATCATGAGGTCATGACCGTGACCAGCGTGGGAGGCACCCCATGACCGCCGACAGACCACCCGACTGGCACTGCCCTGCGACGTCCCGGCAGACCGGGAAACGGTGCGGATCCCGGGCCGGGGCAGGCACCGACCACATGGGCGACGGCCTGTGCAAGCACCACGGTGGCAGCACACCCGGAGGACGCGCCCAGGCCCTGAAGATCCGGGCAGGCCGGTTCGCCGACCAGCACGCCCAGGACTCCCCCGACGTCGGCGCCGTACAGGCGCTGCAGGACCTGCTGCGCCGGGCCGTCGGCCGGTCCGAGTGGTTGCGCGCCCAGGTCGAGGACCTCGAGCCCGGGTCCGTCGTCCGGGGTACGACTCTGGTTCGCCGCACCGATGACGGGATGCAGGTCGTCACGGTCACTGAGGCCCGTCCGGAGGTCGCCGTCGTGTGGCGCCTGTACGTCGCCGAGGAGGACCGGATCGCGCGGACCGCGAAGGACTTGGCGTCCGTCCTCGCGACGATGAACCGCCTCGACGGCCCCGGGGCGGGTGACGTCGACCGGGAGGCCGAGGAGATCGTCGCCCAGGTCCTGGAACTCGTCCCGTCGCTCCGTGGGCGTCGTGCGGGGTGACGGCCGTGGGCGTGCCGCGTCTGCCACTGCTGATCGAGAGATCACCTGGTGGCGGTTGGCGCGTGACGTCCACGCAGCTGCCCGGATGGTTCATGGTTGGTCGTGGCGGCGCCGCGCTGCTGGCAGCCATCGACGCCGGGTTCAGGGAATCCGCGCTCGCCACGTACGCCGCCGACCGGGGCGCCACCTATGACCGGGAGGAACCCCCGGATGGGGCACCAGTGCCACGCACGCGGCGCGTCACGTCAAGCGCAGGTGCCGTGTACCGGCGAGCGCAGGACCCAGCGGATTGGACGCCTATGCCCGACGGGACGTGGCAGTCACCTCGTGGCCTCCGGTACCCGCCGATGGCCGCGTGCGTGGTCCGGGTGATCGCAGCCCGTGCCGCAGTAGGGCTCCCCACCCGGCACCCGGACGCCCCCGACGACGTCACCGGATTGTGGGAGCGGGTCACCATGCCATCCGGGAAGATCATGTGGCGGGAGCGGCGGTGACGCTCCTCGTCGACGTCGTCGCGGCGCAGGGCCGGGCCCTCCGTGAGCTTCAGCGCCTCACCGCGCGGTGGCCGGTCCGGGCCCGCGCTGAGGCCCTTGCGCTGTGGCGGCGCGAGGCGGTCCGGTCTGCTCCGTCGATCCTGGCGAAGGTCCTCGACCCGGCGACCGTGCAGACACCCGCCCTCGACGTCATCGACCAGACGCTCTGTGACGTCGCTGAGGGACGCACCAGGCGGGTCATCATCACGATGCCGCCGCAGGAGGGAAAGTCGACGCGGGTCGCCCGCGTCGGACCCCTCTGGTTCCTCCTGCGATTCCCCGAGTGGCGGATCGCGGTCGGCTCCTACGCCGAGTCCCTGGCCATGGGTCACGGCCGGTGGATCCGCGATCAGATCACGTCGTTCGGTCTCGACGCCCAGGCCCGGCGCGGCGCCCGCGACGTCCTCGGGCTACGCATCGACCCAGCTGCTGGGGCGAAGGGCGAATGGGACTTGGCGGACCACCGGGGCGGCGTGAAGTCCATCGGCGTCGGCGGTGGCCTCACCGGATTCCCCGTAGACCTGATGATCATCGACGACCCGGTGAAGGACAGGGCACAGGCAGACTCGATCACGTACCGGGAGGCCGTGTGGTCATGGTGGACAGACGTCGTCCTGACCCGCCTCGCACCCGGCGCACCCGTCATCCTGATCATGACCAGGTGGCATGAGGACGACCTCGCAGGCAGGCTCATCGGCGAGGCAGACGCGGACCCAACCTCCGAGCCGTGGACGATCGTCCACATCCCAGCCCAGTGCGACGACCCGGCAACCGACGTCCTCGGGCGCTCTGCAGGCGAGTACCTGGCGAGCGCTCGCCGCAGGACCGTCGCCCAGTGGGAAGCGACGAAGGCCGCCGTCGGCGCCCGGTCCTGGGCCGCTCTCTACCAAGGCCGTCCGGCTCCCCTCGAAGGCGGGATCTTCCAGTGGGCGTGGATCCGCCCGTGGCGGGTCGGTGCCGCACCGCAGCTGCAACGGGTCGTCGTCGCCGTCGACACGACCGGCGGCGGATCGGACGAGGCCGGGATCATCGCTGCTGGTCTCGCAGCAGACCGGCGCACCTACGTCCTGGGCGACAGGTCCGGGACGTTCACCGCAGCGCAGCAGTGGCGGGCAGCGTGGTTCGCCGTACTCGAGTACGAGGCCGATTCCCTCATTTATGAGAGCAACCTCGTTGACCCGATCATGCGTAAGGCGATCCCGGCGTCGTGGCGGCGCATCCGGGAGCAGGCGTGGGCGCTCCAGGAGGCCGCGCACGGCGTCCCCGACCCGGCCGACGTCGACTCCGTCGTGGTCACGGCAGCTGCCCGGCTGGCCGTCGGCAGCGGCGACGACGACGTCGCGTCGGCCGACAACCCGCTCGATCTCCTGGCCGCCCAACTGTGGCAGGTCGTCCCGTATCTGCGGGAGGTCCTAGACGCTCCGGTGACCGGCCCTGCGAGGGTCGAGGGTGTCCGGGCCACCCGGGGGAAAGCGATCCGCGCCGAACCAGTCGCCCAGGCGTACGAACTGGGTGCCGTGTCCCACGTCGGAGCGTTCGCGGCCCTGGAGTCGGAGCTGGTGACGTGGCAGGAGGGACAGGCGTCCCCGAACCGTCTCGACGCGCTCGTGTGGGCGTGGACTCGCCTCAACCAGCACACGCTCGGACAGGTCTCGCGTGCATCGAACCGGCGGCGGGTCGGCCGGGCCGGGCTCCCCGGGCGTACCGGGCCGAGGTGACGTTTCACCGACCGGGGCCATGATCCGTGGATGACACTCACCCCCGAGGAACGGCCGGTGACTCTCCTCCGGCACTTCCCTACCGACGTCCTCACGCCAGATGGCCGGGCCATGTCACGGTGCCTCGTCGTCGTCACCGAAGGCCGGGTGTACGCCTGGCAGGCCGTGCCCCGTCGCGGCGATGACGCCCTGTCTACCGTCGTGTGGTGGTCCGGCCATGCACTGTCCCGCGATGACGTGCCGATGTCCCTGGCTCGGCGAGCGCCCCTCACCCTGTCCGTGGACGCCGGGGCCGTCGTCCTCACCCACGGCCGTGGCTGCGGCTGCGGCGGCATCGGCACGTGGACACCGTTCAGGCCGGAGATCACCCGGTGAGCGACTCCCCGGTCGAGGACCTGCTGGCCCTCGCAGCAGACATCGGCTACGCCCAATCCGTTGAGGCGATCATCGAGGCGATGCCTGGAGATGAGCCGCTCACCTGCGACCTCACACCCCACGAGGTACCCGACGGCCCGCTCCTGTGGCTGCTCACCATCCCCACGGGCACCGACCCCGGGACCGGTAGGGCGCTGGCCCTGGCCGCCCAGGAGATCTCCGAAGCTGCTGCGCCGGGACGATCAACCATCGCCGTCGT